CACAGCTTACGAACCTGAGGAGTAAGAGACCAGGCGGGGGAGAAATCCCTCGCCACCTCTGATGTGTCAGGCATCCTCAACGCACCCGCACTTAACCCGCTTCGGCGGGTTTTTGTTTTTATTTTCAACGCGTTTGAAGTTCCGGACGGCGCCGGAATAGAATCAAAAATACTTAAGTAGCGCGCAGGGAGAAGAGGGATGGACCCCGAACAGGGGAGTGCTATTTATCTGGAAGGATTCTGTTGATGAAAATCGAAGAATTACGTGAAATTTTTAGTGAAGATGGCCTCTATACTGTGCGCGTTGAGAATGGCGCTATTGTCAGCCACTGCCGTATTAAATGTTTACAGTCTCAACAAAGGAAGAGTGGAGCTGCGTTAATTCATTTTGTGGATGGGCTTGTGACGGGTGGTTTTATTCTGCGTGAAAATGAATTTGTCACATCATTGCCGTCTCTGAAAGAAGCTGAGCTTAAGGCTGGTTTTTCTGCTTTTGAAGATGAGTGAATTCATCTACAATTTAGCGCAGGGCTGAACCCCTGTTGAGTAACACTGTGCCACCGGAGAAAGCCGATGGCGCACGATACCAAATTACACAATTCTGATGATTCTGCCGTCTTTGCCAGCTGGCACGGGCGGCGCTCCCGCACTTTCAAATCTGACTGGTTCCAGCATGACCCATGCACTGAAGAACAGGCCGAATGGCTGATTCAGAACTACCGCAGACGTGGTTACGAGTTTCAGAAAGACCTCAGCCTTGACTCCCGACACTGGATAATCTCCGTCAGGCTTCCTTACTCCGAACGCCCACCGCGTTCATCCCGCACATACCAGCAACGGATCTGGAGGTAACGTGCGGGTATTACTTAGACCTGTTCTGGTGCCAGAACTCGGGCTGGTGGTCCTTAAGCCAGGCCGTGAATCCATGCAGGTATTTCATAACCTTCGAGTGCTGGTGGAGCCTGAACCGAAAAGGATGCGTAATCTGCCGTCCGGGGTCGTTCCTGCCGTTCTCCAGCCGCTGGCGGAGGATAAATCATTACTGCCATTTTTCAGCAATGAGCGTGTGATTCGTGCTGCTGGCGGCGCTGGTGCACTGTCTGACTGGCTGTTGCGTCATGTCAAATCCTGCCAGTGGCCTCATGGTGACTATCATCACAGTGAAATCGTCATACATCGTTATGGTACCGGCGCGATGGTGTTGTGCTGGCACTGCGACAACCAGTTGCGTGACCAGACCTCCGAATCACTCGAGCAACTTGCTCACCAAAACTTGTCAGCATGGGTGATTGACGTCATACGCCATGCAATGAATGGCACGCAGGAGCGGGAATTATCGCTGGCTGAATTATCCTGGTGGGCGGTCTGCAATCAAGTGGCGGACGCGCTTCCAGAGGCAGTATTACGTCGTTCTCTGGGGTTACGTGCGGAAAAAATCCGCTCGGTGTACCGCGAAAGCGACATCGTACCGGGAGAGCAGACCGCCACCAGCATACTGAAACAGCGCACAAAAAATCTTGCGCCGCTGCCTCACGCCCACCAGCAAAACCCGCCACAGGAAAAGACGGTGGTCAGCATTGCCGTTGATCCGGAGTCACCGGAATCTTTCATGAAACGACCTAAACGTCGCCGCTGGGTTAACGAGAAATACACGCGCTGGGTAAAGACACAGCCGTGTGCGTGTTGTGGTAAGCCAGCCGACGATCCCCATCACCTGATTGGTCATGGTCAGGGCGGAATGGGAACAAAATCCCACGATATTTTCACGCTACCGTTGTGCCGGGAACATCACAATGAACTTCATGCGGATCTGCTGGCGTTCGAAGAAAAGCATGGTTCCCAGGTTGATTTAATTTTTCGTTTTCTTGATCACGCCTTTGCAACCGGCGTGCTCGGGTAAAAGAGGTTACTGATGCGTATAGAGTTTGTTTTGCCTTACCCGCCGACGGTGAACACCTACTGGCGACGTCGTGGCAGCACATATTTTGTATCAAAATCCGGTGAGCGTTATCGCCGTGATGTGGCGCTCATTGTTCGCCAGAAGCGGTTGAAATTAAACCTGTCCGGAAGGCTGGCGATAAAGATTATTGCAGAGCCACCGGATAAGCGCCGTCGTGACCTGGACAATATCCTGAAAGCACCACTGGATGCGCTGACGCATGCCGGACTACTCATAGACGACGAGCAGTTTGATGAAATTAATATTGTGCGCGGTCTGCCTGTTCCTGGTGGTCGGTTGGGCGTGAAAATTTACGAAATAATGCATGACGGGCAGGTCAAAAAATGAAACTGGAAGATTTACCGAAATACTATTCCCCGAAATCGCCAGGCCTGACTGATGCATCCGCCTCGACATCAAAAGATGCACTGAGTATCACTGATGTGATGGCTGCACAGGGCATGACACAGAACCGGGCTGAGATGGGATTTTCTGCGTTCCTGGGGAAAATGGGCATTAGTATGAACGACAGGGTGCGGGCAACAGAATTACTGGCAGATTATGCATTAAGTCAGTGCGATCGCGTGGCGGCGTTAAGAAAACTTCCGGCAGAAATAAAACCGGCAGTGATGCGCATTATGGCTTCGTATGCTTTTGAGGATTATGCCCGCAGTGCAGCGAGTAAAAAGCAGTGTTCTTGTTGCCGTGGGGAAAAATTTATTGAAAGCGAAGTTTTTACAAACAAGGTTCAGTATCCGGATGGTAAGCCGCCAGTATGGGCAAAGTGCACAAAAGGCGTGTATCCGTCTTATTGGGAAGAATGGAAAAAAATCCGGGAGGTGGTGAAAGTTTCCTGTCCAGAATGTAAAGGGAAGGGAGAGATCTCCACTGCCTGTAAAGACTGCCGTGGGCGTGGTGTTGCCATTCATCGTGAAGAGTCAGAAAAACGGGGTATGCCTGTTATCAGGGACTGCCGGTGTTGTGGCGGTCGTGGCTATGAAAGACTGCCATCAACGGAGGCATTTAATGCCATATGCAAAGTGACGAGTGCTATCACGCTTGATACATGGAAAAAATCAGTGAAACGCTTTTACGATACGTTGGTGGTTCGGTTTGACATTGAAGAGGCATGGGCGGAGCGGCAGTTAAAGAGGGTAACGCGATAGTGTTGTTGATTTTTCCCGAATCTGTGGTAAATTCACCCTGATGATGGGCGTTTTATGCCTGACGTTAGAAGAATTTTTACAACCCGCCACCGAGCGGGTTTTTTATTGCCTGAAAAACGGCACAGGACGTTAAACGCGCTGGTGGTTGCGAATACCGGTCTTTCAACTTGCTGGCTTTTTCGACAAGAGTTATTGGTATGTCACGTTAACCAAAAGGGAAAAAAGACATGCTAAAACAGCAGGATATGACAGAAACCGCCAGAGTGGTGTTTAATGAATTAAGCGTTACCGACCCGGCGACAGTCGGGGAGATTGCGCAGAATACTTACCTTTCACGCGAACGCTGCCAGTTAATACTGACCCAGCTTGTTATGGCGGGTCTGGCAGATTATCAGTTCGGTTGTTACAGACGCCTTCAGCCCTGAAGGCTTTTTTATTTGTGGTAATGGGCGGCTGGTGGGTGTTAGCGGCACCTGCCAGCCATCTGCTCATGCGTTGGGGTCACAAGCAAACCTCAGGCCCATCTGCTTTGCGCAAAAGCAGAATGAGCCTATCAGAGAAGTGCTTATTGATCTATGACTAACACTGTAAAAATATCCAGCTGTGAGTTAATCAACGCTGATTGCCTGAAATTTATCCAGACCTTACCGGAAAACTCTGTCGATCTGATAGTCACAGACCCGCCATACTTTAAAGTGAAACCCGAAGGCTGGGATAACCAGTGGAAGGGGGACGCTGATTACCTGAAATGGCTGGACCAGTGCCTTGCGCAGTTCTGGCGGGTATTAAAACCTGCCGGAAGTCTTTACCTGTTCTGTGGTCATCGTCTGGCATCTGATACCGAAATCATGATGCGTGAACGCTTTAATGTGCTGAACCACATTATCTGGGCGAAGCCGTCCGGACGCTGGAACGGATGCAACAAGGAAAGCCTGCGGGCGTATTTCCCGGCAACAGAACGCATTCTGTTTGCAGAACATTATCAGGGGCCATACCAGCCCAAAAATGACGGCTATGCGGCAAAGGGGCGCGAGCTAAAACAGCACGTCATGGCCCCGCTGATTTCTTACTTTCGTGATGCGCGTGAATCACTGGGAATAACGTCAAAACAGATAGCGGAAGCCACCGGAAAGAAAAACATGGTTTCGCACTGGTTTGGTATCAGTCAGTGGCAGTTGCCGAACGAAGGCGATTATCTGAAATTACAGGCGTTGTTTGCGCGTGTTGCAGCAGAAAAACATCAACGCTGTGAACTGGAAAAGCCACACCACCAGCTGGTCAGCACATACAGTGAACTGAACCGGCAGTATACGGAACTGCAGAGTGAATATAAGCATCTGCGGCGGTATTTCGGTGTGACGGTGCAGGTGCCGTACACCGATGTGTGGACGCATAAACCGATGCATTACTATCCCGGGAAACATCCGTGCGAAAAACCGGCAGAAATGTTGCAGCAGATAATCAGCGCAAGCAGTCGTCCGGGAGACCTGGTTGCAGATTTCTTCATGGGGTCGGGTTCGACAGTCAAAGCAGCGATGGCGCTGGGACGTCGTGCAACTGGTGTTGAACTGGAGACTGAACGTTTTGAGCAGACGGTTCGGGAAGTACAGGATTTAGTCAGCCAGAACGGATGATATTGAAGAATTAATTATGCACCGTTATTATTCTGCTCCCGGCCCTTTAGCTCAGTGGTGAGAGCGAGCGACTCATAATCGCCAGGTCGCTGGTTCAAATCCAGCAAGGGCCACCAACCGCCATTAGCTCATCGGGATAGAACGCCAGCCTTCGAAGCTGGTTTCGCGGGGTTCGAGTCTCCGATGGCGGTCCATTATCGGTATTCTGCGTTGTTAGCTCAGCCGGACAGAGCAATTGCCTTCTAAGCAATCGGTCACTGGTTCGAACCCAGTACAACGCACCACACTTATTTTCCCTCGCTCGCTTTTGCGGACCTTTTTTGTATCCGCACCACGCCCGGCGCATACCAACCACAGAGCCTTTCGGGGGGAGCTTATGGAGTGGTCAGTGTGACTTTCTCTGTGGGCAGATCGCTCCCGGGCGTTGGCTCACCCACCCAAAGGAACGTCACGATGTTTGGTATTTTTGGTAAAAAAAGCCCGCAGAGCGGCAACGGAAATTAAAAAGTTTGAAAAACGCGATCTGGCACAGGCGGTGATTAACGCCGCATACCTGGTGGCCTGTGCAGATGGTGAATGTGAGGCTTCCGAGAAAGCGAAGATCGAACAGGTACTGCGTAATCAGCCAGCGCTGTCCGCGTTTACGTCAGAAATTAATGCGATGAGCGCAACCATTATCGGTCAGCTGGATACGAACTTTAAAATTGGTCGTCGTGCGGCGTTACGTGAGATCGAGGATGTGAAACACGATACGCGTGAAGCGGAAGATGTGCTGGATGTGGCGGTGGCCATTGCGGAGGCAGACGGCGAAATTGAGCCGGAAGAGCGCAAGGTGCTGGAAGAGATTGCCGGTGTTCTGGGTCTTCGTCTGGAGAATCACCTGTGACGGTAAAACTGCGCCTGGCTGTGGCTGCACTCCTGCTGTTTCTGGTGGTGATGGTGGATTTCACCAGCAGAATCATGTCGGTGCTGGCGGATGGGGGGCTGGTCTGCGGCATTGTGGTATTGCTGTGGCCGATGATGAAAAAACAGAATGAATAATTCTTGACTTTTTTGTTTACTGTTTATTAAAAACACTTCTGCATGGTGAATCCCCCTGTGCGGAGGGGCGACTGGTGTAGGTAGCATTTATTATGTTATAGGCAAGCCGACGCGGGTTCAGTGACACCGGCTGAATTCACCGGGAGGCACCCGGCACCATGCTTTGCCACAAAAGTGTTATTTCTGTTTTTCTCAAACTATCATCGTTATCCCTTTATTTCCGGCTGCGCATGGCGCGGCCTTTTTTTTACGACCAGCCACTGGCAGATGTTCATCCTGCGATTTGATTCCGGCTTTTTAACTCTGTTCCTGTACACGGGAGAAATTCGATGTCGATTAATCGTTATGATATTGGTTACACGAAGTACCACGTATGGTGTTGAGATAAAAAGCCTGGTGCCAGAGGTAAATGCAGCAGCATAATAAAAAAAGAGCCAGCGCAGAAGAGAACGGGTAAAAGAGTCTGCGCTGGCGTGGGGATATTCCCCGTGGAGAAATGATATGTAACACATATCGGGAACCTTTCTATATAAACATTATCATTATTGTCAATCATAACAGTCAGGTATTATGACGTTTATGCCTCAGGGACATCAGGAATTAACTGGTGGCTTTTTATTGTTGTCAGCTTCCGGATAACGGGAGACGGGGTATGTACCAGATGGAAAAAATCACAACAGGTGTGTCATACACCACTTCAGCGGTGGGGACGGGATACTGGCTACTGCAGTTGCTGGACAAAGTCTCCCCATCCCAGTGGGTGGCAATAGGTGTATTGGGTAGCCTGGTGTTTGGCTTGCTGACGTACCTGACAAACCTTTATTTCAAAATTAAAGAAGACAGGCGTAAGGCTGCGAGAGGAGAGTAAGACAATGACTAAAAACTATGAACTGATTGTGAAAGGGACCCGCAATTTTGAGAATAAAGTTACGGTAATCTTAACGTTACAGGACAAAGAACGTTTTGCCGGTGAAATTTTTGATCTGAACATCAACCTTGAGCGACTTGAAGGAGCTGGTTTGGATTATTATGAAGTTACTGCGGTAAAACATGCCAAACAGTTCTTGAGAGATTTGGCTGAAAAAATATAAAGCGGCATTACTGCCGCTTAGAAATTATTCAATGTCTGGTAGCTTATCAAAGATTTCGGATACTCTTATATTTGTCATATAAGCAAATTGAGATTCTGCCAGCTCTTTGGGTGATTTTCCCGCTTTTTCTGAGCCAAAAATTGTTTCTAAAGCCAGCATGTTATATTTGAGAACCTCTTCTCGAGTTTTACCTGATAATTTTGCGGTAACAGCAATATAAAAAGGCAACACTTTATCCAGAAGGTCGTTGTGTTTTGTCAGTTGTGGTAATACCACATCAAGTTGCTTACTGATTGGTTTGAATGGATCTATACCGTTCATAGTTACATTCCCTTATCAGAGGTAATCAGCCATCCCGCCTTTATTACATACGCCAGTATCCACCACTGACGGGCTGAGTGCTTAACATATCTAGAGATTAGAAACTGATAAATCCTGATAAATATCCATGAATGCTAATATCAAATACGGCCTGTCAGCAGCCGTTCTGGCGCTGATTGCTGCAGGCGCGTCTGCTCCTCAAATACTCGACCAGTTTCTGGACGAAAAAGAAGGTAACCACACAGCGGCATACTGCGATGGTTCCGGCATATGGACCATCTGTCGGGGGGCCACGGTGGTGGATGGAAAACCCGTTTTTCCCGGTATGAAACTGTCGAAGGAAAAATGCGACCTGGTTAACGCCATTGAACGTGATAAGGGGTAATGACTCCAACTTATTGATAGTGTTTTATGTTCAGATAATGCCCGA